CGACTGCGTCCATTCATCGCTCCACATCTTGCGACGCTCCTGCGAAGAAATGAACTTTTCCTGAGGAGGCAAACGGCTCGCGTCCTCGCTTGCGCGATCTTGACGGCCACCTGACTTCAGGGATTTCTTGAGACGAGATTCCATGATTAGCTCCTGTATCCTGAGTTGTTTCGTGCTTCTTGGGCGTAACGCTTGATCATCTTGGCCCGCTTCTGGGGATCGTCCCAAAAGCCTGCCTCCTTCATCGCCCGTACCTGTTCAGCACTGAGCGTGAAGGTGTTCCGACCGCCTGCGGCCGGGGATGATTCGCGTCCTGATCCGGTCACGATATTCCTAGGTCTACTCCGCCGAGATGGAGTCTCGTCTTCCTGTTGATTGTAGCGATGAGGCAGATAACGCTGCAAGCGGTTATCGAGTTCATCCCAATAATCTTCCGAGGTGGGGTCCCAACCCTCTTGGGTCAGGGCCTCATCAATTTGCTTGGCGATGCGGCTATCGGTATCCCGGTTATCCGGCCGATACCAAGAATTGCGCTCCATCCAATCCGCAGCCAGTCGCTGCAGCTTGGGGTCAGGAATACTCTGCTGTTGTTTTGGCGTAGCAGTAGTTTCCCGCAGGCGCTTTAACTCCTCCACCTGGCGGCGGGAGTCGTACCACATCTCCTGAGCCTTGGCCAAAGCCTCCCCGTCACCGGCGCTCGTAGCCTCGGAGATCTTCATCCGGGCGTACTGCAGGCGCAGTTCCGAGTCCTCAATCGTCTTGTCTAGACGGGCCAAGTCCGCAGAATGCGTCTTGCTCTCGGTCACAGACAGGCGCTGAGTCAGTTCATCCACCTTACGCTGCAGTGCAGCAAGACGGGCGTCCTTCTCGGAATTGGTCTTCTTGACCAGTTCGCGCTTGGCCTTGCGGCGGGCTCGTTTTGCCGCCCTCAGGGCTTCTGAGTCGTCAGGGCTATCTGCGTCCTCGTCAGCAACTTGACCGCCTTCTGCGGCCTCCTGAGCGGCCCCCTGGGGGGCTTCTGCCGCCTCCTGGTCAGGGGATGTGATGTCGTCAGGGAGTTCGACAACGGCTGAACCGTCTACGGCCTCCTTGACCTCAATGTCTTCTACTTTGTCCTGTTTAGGGTCCATGTGACCTCCTTAGATAAAGGCCCGCATCAGCAGCGGGTTGCAGGTGACCTTGGCGATGATCTCGTGGTCGTTGAGGATCATGAAGAGAGCCTTCTCTTCCAGTTCGTCCTCGCCCGGAACGGGCACTTCCCAACGATCTCCGCCCCACTTGGGAACGCGGATGTAATCGCCCACTTCGCACCAAGAGCCCTCAGGCCATGGTTCGTTCGTGTCACGGTTGCGGAACGCCAGTGGGCCGATGGCAATAACCTTGGCCACCATGTTGTTCCACTTCTCGGTCTCCTTGGTCTCCTCGACCAGGATGATCCCTGCATTGGAGGTCTTCTTCTTGGTACGGCGCAACTGGACAAGAATGCGGCCGCCAAGAGGTTTCGCACCGGGATCTACGCTCGGAAAGGCCCAAGCAATGTCAGCGTCGCTAAACGCTTCCGGCTCATTCATCTTCATCTTCTTCCTTCAGAAGGTTGTTTAGGATCTGCAGAGCCTCTTCCAGGCCTGCATAGGTTCCGACCATCCGCTGATAACTCTCCCAGTTCGCGGCATTTCCATCCGCAAGGGAAAGGCGTATCTCAGCCTTACGAGCATCTATGGCGTGGATGTAGTCGGCGACATATCTCATTTCTTCTTAGCCTGCGATAGTGCGCCTCCCTTCTTAGCGGGTGCCGGTGCCGGCTGACCCTTGGATTGCAGAGAAGTGCCATCCAGTTTTTCGCCCGCGGCGATACGCTTGTGATAGGGCACAGCTTCGTTGTGGTACGGGTTGGTAGCCATCAGATTGCTCCTAAGGATTTGTGCCTCGTTTTGGAGGCGGATTGCAGTTTCAAACTGCTCGGTCTGCAACTCCTGATCCTTCTGGGTCAGGCGTGCGGTTTCGATACGCTCCTTGGTCAGGTTGTTTGAGGCGTTGAGCGCCACATCCAACTGCTCCCGGCGTTGTGTCTCAGCAGCATCAAGCTGCATCTTCTGAGCCTGCAGGCCCAGTTCGCCCTCATCCCGCTTGGCGCGGCGCTGCGTCTCAGCCATGGAAGTCTCCATAAGCACCTGCGCCTCGGGCGGCAACTGGGGCTTCGGAGTGAGTTGCTGCATGGCCTGCAGAAGCTGCTGAATCAGCGGCACGATCTTGCTGAAGGCCTTCTGGGCGTCAAGCATCACATGCTGCGAGGTCACGGCAAACACCTTGTCCAACTCTGCGGTCAGGCGCTTGTTCTCGTACTCGGCTTCCGTCACCGGCTTGCCATCCCGCACCTGCATCACATAGCCGTTGGTGCGGTTGAGATACCACAGGACCATGTGCTGCTTGATGTGCTCCAGAGACCGCGGCAGGTAGAACGAGGCCATGATCGGGTTGCTGCCGAAGGCCGGGTTCAGGGCAAAGTCCAGGTGAGACTGGATGTGCGCCAGGTGATCCTGCTGCATGTAGGCGTAGGCGTGGCGACCCAAAGCCATGGCCACATTCTCGTCCGCGGGGTTGAGTTCCTCCGGCACCGGGGTGTCCTTGAGCAACTCGTTGATGGCCGGGATCTTGATCTGCTTGAGGAAGCGCTCCTCCACCGCCCGGCGATCGTACAGATCCGGGTTCTTCTCAGCCCGAGCCAGGACGGCTTGGATCTGAGCCATCCGCTGCGTCTCCGAGAAGATGTGCGGGTCAGAAACCGGCACCACATCTGTGTTGCGGTCGAAGTCGGTACGCTCGATCTCCAGGTCGGCAACGATCTCACCCTTGCGCTGATCGTCCAGGTACCACCGGTTCAGGCGGCCCAGGATCTTCAGGATGCGGCTCTGAGAGTCGTGCAGGCGGGCATGGATGGCCGAGAAGACGGCAGCACCCTGCTCGATCAGGGCCTGAGTCGTGCCCACCGGGGCGTTGGAGGTGATGTCGGCGATCTTCTCTTCGGCGGTCGTCACAACCCCCTTGGCGGCCTTGTCAAGCCATCCCAGGAGTTCCATCAGCACCGGCGAGGGAGGATTGAACGGCATCGGCATGGCGATCTTCTTGATGTCGTCAATGCCAGGCGCTGCCTCAATCTCAATGACCTGCGTGACATCCGGCTGCACGCTCTGACCCGATACCTTCGCCCCCTTCAACTTCAGCATCGTGGCCGAGTTGTTGATGTGGGCGGTATCCAGGAGGGCCCGCAGAGCACCCGTCAGGGCTGCAGACAGACCACCAATCAGGTGCGGCAGACCGATAGCGTAGGCGCCGCGCCAGGGGATGAACTTGAACTCGACCACCCAGTCGAGTTTGGTCATCGTCTCGTCGCCCTCTTCCCAGTTCCGGTACAGACCCACGACCTCGTTCTCAAGTTCGTCGATCATCAGGATGTAGGGAGCCATCGCGCCCTTGGAGCGGCTGTCGTCCTCAATCTCCATCCAGGTGTAGATGTGGAAGACATTGCGCAGGCCGTCCTCGTTCTCGTCCCACTTGCGGCCTTCAATCTTGTTGTTGGCCTTCTGAGACTTGGACTCCTCGGGCTCCATCGTGGAACGAACCAAGGAGATGTCCTTGTACATCCCAGAGCGGATGCGGCGCTTGAACTCCCACTCCGTGATCTCGTGGATCTCGGTGGCCCGTTGGGCGGTGTAGAAGTTAGTGGCCGCAAACGGCACGATCATGCGGTCGATAGGCACGAACTCGGCGCAGGGACGCTTCTTCTCTTCGTCGTACCAGAGTTTGAGGTACTGAGAGCCACCCAGGGGAAGCTGCGTCAGAAGCTGCTCTTGCTCGTCGCGGAACTCTTCGATCTGCTCCGTCAACTGCCAGTTCATGTAGTCGCGCTTGCGCTCGGCCTTCTGAGTCTTCTCCTCATCAACCTCGCCCATGATCTTGGTCCGCACAGGACCATCAGGCGGGAAGAGTTCCTTGATGGCTCGGGAGGCGAAGTCCACGCAGGCTTCGGCCATGACGGGGTGGACAACCTTGGAGGCGCCCATGAACTGAGCACCGCCAGGCGCGTCCTTGCCCATGCCGGTGCGCTTCAAGCCCTCTTCGTACTGCTTGTCGCGCTCCTCGCGGGCACGCTTGTCCATGTCCACCAACTTGATGTAGCGCAGAGCGATGGTGGAGAGTTCCAACTCATCCATCTCCTCTGCCAGGTTGGCGTAGAAGTCCTCGTCCTCCTCGGGGCCCTTGTTCTCCATCTTGACGATGGCCGAGCCGTCCGGGAGTTCTTCGATCTCGGTGTCCTCTTCGGGGATCTCAACCTCCAGGCCCTCATCCTCTGGAGCAGTCATGCCCTCGATGAAGCGGCCGTACTCGGGGTCGATAGGGAATTCGGTTGCCATGGTTTACTTTCTCTTCTGGACAGCCAGTCGCATGGTGTCGAGGTTGTCGGTGAACTTCACCTTGCCACCCTTTTTCAGCAGGGGGATCTGCTCACCGGACGGAGTAGCCTCACGGCGGCGGATCTCATCCATGCGCTGCAGGATGCTTTCAGAACTTAGGAAGCCCTTGGGAGGCTGCGGCAGGTTCTCAAACTGATCCTTGAGTTCCTGCATAGCGCGGCTTCTGAGCACCAACTCTGCTCGTTGTTCGGCCATCTTGGCGGCCTGCTCTGCCGTGGGTTTGGCTGCTTTGACGGCTGCCTTGATAGCGCCGCCGGCCTGCTTCTTCACCGCCCCGCCCTTCTTCTTGCCGGTCAGGGACTTCATCATCTCTTCGTACATCTTGATCTCGTCGATCGCCTGTTGGTCGATCTTCTGGCGAGGAGATGCCTTCTGGAAGGTAGGCGTGAACTCTGAAGGGCGGTACCTCTCCCGGATGAACTTGGTCACATCCGGGAACTCCAGTTCCGCGGGAATCGGATACCGCGTCTGCCGAACCGGCGCACCTTTCTTCATCGGAATCAGATGCGTGTAGGTCGGGTGCTCTGACAGCGGGATGTCCTCTGGCCTGATGCTCGGATCAAGATCAAACTGAGAGAAGCCCGAAGTGGAGATTTCCTTGTTCCTCAGGGCAGGCTCCGTGATGGCGTCCAAAATAACACGACCATCTGGCAAACCAAACGGCTGCGTGTACTTCGGCTTCACCATTAGCGCGTTGAAGTGCTTGCGCAGTTCCGGGTCCCAGGACAGCCAAAAATACGCCTGGTCCTTGTCTTGAATGCCGGGGAAGGACGGCCTTGGGCCCGAGTCTTCGCTGCCCTTGCGAATCAGTTCATTGAACTGCTCGATCTGAGACTTGCTCATCTTCGACAGGTCAATAGCCCGCAGGCTTGCATCAGCGAAGTGCTGCGCAAAGTTTGACCCAGTGGGGCCCATGGCGATGTACTGCCCCATCACGGGAGCATTGAAGTATTCGGACATCTCCCCCGCCCGCTTCTGCACATTCGCCGCCTGCGGGTTGTTGGACGCCCAGGCGCCTTCTCCGCCAAGCGGAAACCGCGGACCGCCATGCTGCGGAGATGGGATGTCCAACATGTACGGGCCGGCCTGAATGAGTTCCTGGTTAGCGATCGTGGTGTCGCCGGGAATGCCGAACTTGACCATGCCCAACTGCTTCTCGATGTCGGCGAACTCAGGCTCAGTCACCTGCTTGGTCGGTCGGGTGATGTAGTCCTTCTCAAACTCTTTCTCCTGCAGGAAGCGCTTGAGAGACTTACCGGCGGGATTGATGGACTCTTTAGGGTCTAGCCGCACAAACTCGCCAGTCATCTGCCTGGCCATGCGCTCGGCGATCGGCCGGATCTCTTCCTTGCTCTTGGCGGGTGCGCGAGGGATGTCAAAGGGAACAGACAGCCCTTCTTTCTCTGCAGCCTTTGCCGCGGCCTTAGAGGCAGCCTTGGCAGCCTTCACAGCGCCACCAACCTGCAACTCCAACTGCATCGTGTCGGGGTTGTCGGAGATGCGGACGGAGCCGCCGCGCTTCATGCCGCCTGCGGATTGGTCTAGGGTCGGGATGTCAGAGGCGCGGATGGCCTGCTTGCTCAACTCCTTGGCCTCTTGCTCCGTCATGTACTTCGGGATCTGAACGCCTTGAGCCTCAAGCCTCTTTCTGGTTTCCGAACTAAGGATTTTGTTAGGAGTAATCAGGCCGGTGTTCTGAATATCATTAACGAATGACCAGTTACCGCTGCGGACAAAGTCTTGAATAAACGGCAGCAGGTAAGCATCAGGCTCGTCTTTGTAGCCGGTTTCTTTGATGCGCAGCCTTTGGCTACTGTCCTTCTTTCCGGAGCCCTTGATTTGTTCTATGACGGGTAATTCTTCACCCATATTTTTATCGATTACGCTTGCAAATGCTTTTTGCCAGTTTTCTCTTGATCCAAGTTCAAGCCCAGTGCCCAAACTCTTTTCAAGAGCAAGGGCTTCGGTAGTAATTCTGTTTTGCACATCTTCTGGTTGGCTTGTGAACCAATCAGTACGGTTTGTAAGACTCCTGGTTTTAGGCTGCACCTCAATCGTGACGAGAGGCTCACCCTTATTGTCCCGCAGGGAGTAGATCTTGGTTCTTCCTGACAGCACATCGTCGCAGTAGCCGCCGACGCAGTGGCCCATGACATCGCCTTCGTACTTGAGGGCTTCTTCAAGCGCCTTTCTCGGGTTGCCTGGCGTTTCTGGGTGCCGCTTATAAATGTTCTTGATGAGATCGGGCAGGTCAGCGCCGAGAGCAATACCGCCATCGACAGATTTGCTTTGAAGCGCATTGCCTTTTTGGACAGGCTCAGACCAACCCTGCGGCAACTCCACAGACATCTCCGGGGGCTTGATCTCCTTCCAAGCTAGACCCTTCTCGTTGGGCTTGTCGGTGCCGGGGATGGTCGGGTATTCCTTGAAGGTGGCGGTGGCCGGATTGCGGGCCAGGACTTCGTTGGCTTCCGCCTTCTTCTGTGCCCGATACTGGTTGATGTCGTGGACGCGCTTGACGGCCTGCTCCATCGTGACCTTCTCTAGGTCCTCGGGCTTCCAACGCAGATGAGCGGGGAGGTCGGAGTCTGGGCGGATGGAGTTCTTGAGTTCGTCGATCAGGTGCTCAAACCCCAAGTTATCAATGCCCGTTGATGCCGCTTCATATACCTTAGTTTCTGGCGGCACTTTGTCAAGCCAAGGATTGTTGCTCTTCACCCCGCCTAAAGGGCTATAAGACTGAAAATCCTCTGCCCGGCTAGGAATAATAAATAGGTCAGAGTTATCTTCCCAGGCTTTTGCCAACGGCGTAACGCCAAGCTGATTGCCCTCTCCCGTTCTCCGATCGCGGGCCTCGCTGCGCAGGAAAGCATCTGCCTGCGGATTGAAGTGCAGGATGCCCTGTTCCGCCAATTTCCGCACCGGATCTTCCGGCGTGGCCATCTCGTTTCGGATGTAGCGGTTGAGTTTCTTGTCGATCCAGTTGTTGAGGGCTTCCTGGCCTGTAACTCCTGCACTAGCACCAAACTCATCAGTAAGTTCTTGCGGTACAGCGGGGCGCTTTAACGGCTCAGTCGCCTCCTCCACCTCACCGGCCAACCAGTTGCCGCCCTTGGGCTTGACGGCGTACATAGGCATGGCTGCAGGAGCCACCCTCTGAATAGCACGCTCCACGGCAGCACCAACCGCAGGATCTTGAGCCATAGCCCTGCCGGCCTGCATCGCGCCGCGACCAGTCGCCTTGATTGCGGCAACAGTAGCCTTGCCAGTTCCAGGAATCCCGATGTAGTTCACAGGGTCCAGAGCCACATTGGCGGTGGTGGCCAGGAAGGGTGAGCCGGTCAGCTTCAGGGTCTGTTCGCCCAGGAACTCGGCAGGCATCCCCAGGACGCCCAGAGCCCCGGCAGTCTTCTCCAGGTACTCCTGTCCGGCTTCCGTACGGGGGAGGTAGGTCAGGGCCGACTGGACATCCTCGACCTTCTGCGCGGCGCGGTTGACGCTCGGCCTGTGGCCCCGAGTAGGGATCATCTGAGAAAGCCCGGCCAATCCCGCAGGAACGGAGCCCAGGAGGCCTGTTCCGATAGTTGCGGCAGTTTCGGCAGCACCGGCAAGTTTCTCGCGGAGAGGCCTAGAAGGCTGCTGCGGAGGTTGCGTCTCTGGGTTGTACAGAGCGTCTAGTAGCTGCCGAGCGAAGTCATCAGCCATGGCAAGGCCTCAGAGAAAAGAGTTCGGTGGATTATGCCCACCGTCTTTCTTGGAGTCTATGCGGCTTTGTAGCCACATAGCCAACTTGCCCTGCAGCACCCAGTTATCCCAGGAAGTCAGATCCTGGCCAGGATTCACAACGATCTCAAACCGGTTTTGGCAGGTTGTGACCTTCGCCGTTATCTCCGCCGCCGGGAGTTCGTGCGGGATCGGGTTTGTCAGGAGTTCAGACTGCATAGGGGTTCTCCCGTTTCCTCAGGCCTGCGTCGATGTAGTCGTCCTCGTCGATCTCGTCCGGCGGCGGGTCGATGTTCAGGAACCCGGCATCCCGCAGATACCGCAGCGCCTGGCTCATGGCGTCACAGAAGTCGTCGTGGTCGGTGTTCGGGAAGGAGCAGACCTGGGAGATCATCCCCTCCGCCCAGTCCCGGACATAGCCCTTCCTGGCCATGCTCTCGGGCACCCAGACCCGCCCGGCCTTGATGATGTTGGCCACGATGGACAGCCGCTGCACCTTGTCCGCCCGGCCGGGGTTGTAGGCCCTCACCGGGACATGCGCCCGCTGCAGGTCTTGGATCAGGGAGATGCCCGCGGCCTTGTCTTCCACCAGGACCAGGTCTACCCGCTTCCGGTCTTTCCCTTCCCCGAAGACGGTCTCGTACTCCTCAATGACTTTCGGGCGGAGGTCCGGGTACTGCAGCCGGTCCTGCCAACAGTCGATGATCAGGACGGACATCGGGCCATCCGTGGGGCGGAAGACGCCGAAGGTGATGCAGGCGGTGGGGTCGTTCTGGGCCTTCTCCGTGAAGGCGCAGTCGTAGGACTGGACGACGAACTCCAACTTGGGGATCGGCTTGTCTGCTGCCCACAGGCGGAACCAGTCGCGGGAGACGATGCCGCCCTCTTCTGGGTCGATGATCTCAGCGTAGATCTCCTGGCGGCCGAGTTTCGTCCCTTCGTACTGCAGGATCTGCTTCTGGAAGGATGGGGCCAGGTTCTCCAGGTTGGAGTAGGTGGAGGCGGTCGTGACCACCACATCCTCCCCGTCCCGGCCTATGAGGTCGATGATCAGGTCCTTGGGCTTTGGGGTAGTCGTGGCCAGGATGCGGGTCTGCGTCCCCAGGCGGACTGAGAACATGATCTGATCCCAGGCATCCTGCAGGTAGTCCCAGGCGGCCAACTCGTCACACCAGGCACCGTGCCACTGACCACCGCGGAAGCGCTCAGGCTCGGAAGCCGGGATGCCCTTAATAAGTGAGCCGTTGGTCAGCTTAATCTCGTGGTAGGCCCGGTTGTAGTCGGCCACCAGGATCGGCGGGATCACGGCGATAAGCCCAGAATCCCCCTCAAAGCAAGTAGCCCGGACATCCGCGGAGGTAGGAGCAGCCACGAGCCACCGGGTACCAGGCTTCTCCCAGGCCCAGTAGGCGATCTGCTCTGCAGCCGTCCGGGTCTTGCCTGCACCCCGTCCTGCCAGGAGGAGCCAGATGGACCAGTCACCCTCAGGGATGATCTGATGTTTGTGAGCCCTCACTAACCATTTAGCCCTCCAGGCGAAGGCGGCCTGGCGCTCAGGAGGCAGGTTGGTGTACTGGCGGCGGATCTCGGGGTCCTTGAGGACCGCTACGAGTTCATCCACGGCGAGACTGCTCTAGGCCCTTGAGGACGGTGTCGAAGACGGTAAGGTCCGCCTCGATCTTCAGCGGGCTCTCGGCGTCACCGGCCAGGGCTACTCGGTCGCCGTAGCGCTTGGGGTTCCACTTGGCCAGGAGTTTCAGCCCGATGTCCGCCCGAGCCTTGATCAGTTGGACATAGCCGGAATCCACTCGGCCGCCGCCCTCGGACAGGATGCGCTCCGGCTCCTGCAGCATCTCAATCCAGATCTGCTCGGCTATGGCGTCCTGGCCAACTTCACGAGCGTGTGCGATGGCTCCCGAAAGATTCTCGTCGCGCTTCATCCACTCATAGATCTTCTGCCAAGCGGGCATGTGATCATCCCGGCAGATTTGTCTAAGGGGCTCTCCGTTACTGAGCCTCTCGCAGATCTCTGCTGCCAGTTCGGGGGTGTACTTGGATGGGCGGCCGCCCGAGCCTTTTGGCGGGCCGGGTTTCTTGCGCTCTACGGCGATTTCTTGTGCCGGGGCGCTACCTACACCTTGGTCAGGTGCTTTTGGCGCTTCTGAGGCGGTTTTGGCGGGTTTGCGGGGCATCTCGTACTTTCAGAGACATTGCACTGCCGCGGAGTTTAACCTCAGGTTGCGCGGAATGGGTAGTTGGCGGCCGGCGC